AAGTAGGCGAGGCTAATGGAGCAAATCCAGCAATATTAGCACCAGAAGGAATTGTTACTACACCCGTGAAAGTAGGCGAGGCTAATGGAGCAAATCCAGTCCCAGAAGGGAGATTATTTAAATCTTGACGCAGTAGCGGAAAGCCACCAGCAGTAACGCCATCATGGACGACTACTGTTTTTTTATCAGTATCAATAGTTAATTCACGTAATGCGCCGGTAAAAGTAGTGTGCTGAGCTGTTGTGCCACCTCTGCGTTGTATTTGATCTGACATAAAATATAAACTCCGGGTTAAGGCACAGTGCCAAAATTAAAAGATGCGGTTGCGTCTGATGCTAAGTTGATACATCGAGACGATGATTCATTAGTAAATGTTGCTTGAGAAATATCACCCATATCCCAGCCACCACTCACGTAAATTGAAGTAAATGTTACTGCTTTGCTTGATGGGAAAAATAAATCAATATAGTTTGCTAAAGCTATTGCTGATGGCGCTGTGGCGGATATAGCTGAATTCGCCGCCGCAGTTGCAGATAACGCCGCCGCAGATCCTGATGACGTGCAGCTTACTGATAGCGCTGAAACAGATGCTACTGAATTTTTCGCAGCTAAAGCATAAGCTGCAGCTGTTGTAGCAGATAACGCTGCTTGTGCTAAATAATCAGAAATATAAGCACCTGGCGAACCTATCGAAGAAACTGAAATCTGAAAGGTTCTGCTCATTTGCTCAGCAAGTTGTTGAACCTGAATAACGACTCTATCTAGTGCATCATTAATCGATTGCGGATAAAATCCACCTGAATTAGTTAATGCTAAATTTTGTGTATTTGCGACTTGAGACGTCAAAGTAATATAAGTAGCTGCTGCTGGCGCCCATAACAAAGTAACAACGCCACCTGGAGCTGCATTCTGATCTGCATTTAAGCTAATACTGTAATCAGATCCTAATACCAAAGAGGACTGCGCCGATACTGAATTAAGATAAGTAACCAATACATCAGTAGTAACAAATACTTTGAAAGTAAAAGGAAATAAAGTATTAATCCCATTGCCTAGACTAGGACCGGCTTTCCGAATCGTTGTATTTTGTATTGTCATTAGCTAGACCAGTGTCCTGTTTGTAGGTAATAAATGATAGCACCAGCGATACCTAAGACTGACCACTGTGTGAGGGTTTTAGCCGCTTCCCACATTAATTCTTTGCGAGCGCGCTGTAAGTTAATCTGCCCTCTGATCCATTCGTGTTCTTCAACATGAAGCTGTTGATCGACATGCGATCTATCTTCTAGTATCTCTTCAAGCAATAATCGCAGGTCATCCCTATCAATATTCATTTTCCTATCCCACAATTACGATTAACGAATGACCAGCATGATTGTGCGTACACAGCTACTTGATCGGCTGCGAGGGCTTGGGATAAAAGAAAGTCTGTAAGTCCTGCTGAAAGCTCGGTAGGTTCGGCTGAGTGAGCAGGGATTCTGGTAGCTGAATTTGTTGGCACGGTGCAATCACTGTTTTTAGCACCGGGGTCGAACAAGCGCTTAGACTTAAGAGCGTCGTGATAAGCATTGATCGTTGTAATTGACTGGGCATGTGATAATTCCAAGTTAGTGTTTGCATCTTTAGCAGCTGCCTGAGCTTGTGCTACTCGTTCTTGACTACTAGCTAATGCGCTAGTTGCTTGTTCATTACTAGCTTGAATAGCCTGGTGTAACTCGCTAATAGCAGCGCTGTCTATTTTGTAAGCAACGCCAAAGCCAGCACCAAAACCAAAGACGCCTATAATAAGTAGCGCATAGATCATTCTGCCGGCCTATTGGTCGCGTGCTTAAAGTTAAAGGCTATCCAGTTGATAGCAGCGTGAACCTTTGCCAAGGTTGACTCACCATCAGGAGGAGGCATAAAGGCTGCAAGTACAGAAGCACCCGCTATAATTTGAGGAATAAGTGTTGATAGGCTAGTCAACATAGCTGAAAGCGCATCCATAATGCCTGTGGTAAATTGAATAATCTCGATCATTAGGGATGGACTCTTTTGCTTAGAAAAACCCCCCACGCTAGCAGGGGGCATGGTCTTTAACTCTTTGGTTCTTTAGGTTCTACGATCAACTCTAAGTTGTCAGCGACTTCGGCCTTATCATCAAGCTCGATGATGTCACCCTCTGCGACTAACGCATCATTAATAAAACTTTGTACCAATACTTTGTAACGTGCCATAAAGCCTCCTTATAAAAGTGCAAAACCGCTAGGATAGAACTTTTGGCCGTCTTGGATTTCAGCACCTAAGTCACCGAAAACCGATCCAGCCGTAGTTGTACCTACAGAGATATAACGTAAACCCAAATAACGCTGACCTTTAGAGCCAATTTGTGGGTTGATGTCACAAGCAAAACGCGAGCCTATGGTTAAAGACGCTACAGCAATAGGGCCAGTTGTGCCTAATACAGTAACCGCAGTAGTTAAGGCCGCATCAGTAGCCGAGATCACTTGCATCTCGATGGATGTGCCGCCTACCGCTGCGACTGTATATTCAAAGCGTCCGAATAAATCAGTGCCTTCACCCATGTCACGAGCCACACCGAGGTCCACTGTGTTCGTGCTTAGTACCGAAGTACCCGCACTGAATACGGTTTGTCCTGCGACTGCACCGGTCGATGAGATCGAGCCAGATAATAATAAGTTGTTGTCTACATAAGCCATGACTACACCACTCTCGCTTCTGTGTTTAAGATCTGGTCGACACGACGTAATGGCACACCTTCAAAAGTGTTCCAGCTCGTTGGTGTACCGAATTGATTTAGACCGCTGTTAATATCTAAGACGTTTTGTGATTTGTTCAACGCTTGTATTCTTAACATTGAGTACACGGTTCTGTTCATATAGAAAGCAGGACGACCCATACCAAGGCTAGGGATACGGTCTAAAGCGCGTGACATCAATTTGATAATGTCAGCAGCTGCAGATTCAGCAACCAAGTTAGCGGTATTGATGTTACAAATACGAACGACATAACGCCAATCTTTAACAACTAAGCCATTCTTCCATTGGTAATGCGTTTGGAAGGCTTGGTAAGGGTTAGAGTTAGCGTCATAAACAACCAATTCACCTTGATCGTCATGAGACAAACCAGCTTTAGACCCTTTAGGGAAGGTGCAGAAAGTAGTGTTATCACCCCAAACCACTAAGTAAATAGAAGTATTGTTAGTTGATACACCGCCTGCGTCGATGACGTTTTGAGCATTACCCGCACCAGAGATAGCGCCATAACGTGGAGCTAAACCTAAATACTGACGTGGGTCAGTGGCTGGGTTGCCGTACAATAATGTACTAGCTTGAGCTTGGTTCATCGCTTCCAAGAACGCTGAATCTTCAGACAGTCTAAAAGCATTGGTATTTCCGTTTAGTAAAGCTAAGTCTTTATCGATCTTAGCGTAGGCTTCTAACATGCCGATTGACTCATCTACTTGCGCAGTAGTCGATTTGCTGGTTGGAATACCTTGGTTGATCGAACGCCAATAGGCAGTCGGTAAACCAGTACGGATGATGACACGGTGACCAGTCGCCAAGTTGCCTTCTTGGAAAACCGCATCTTCTAAAACTTCATTAGATTGCGACAAAAGCTCTGCTACCGCAGGTCCCTTGCCATCGGGGTCAAGACGCTTGGCCCAATCTGCCAATGTTAAAGCGCCAGTTGCTAAAGTTGCCATTATTTACTTCCTATTGTGGATAAAGTCGATCAGCCAGTGATGACGTAGCGGCTGGGCCTTTACCCCCAGGTACTAAGTTATCTTCTGACATTGCTTTGCCTGCTCGATAAAAGGCTCGGATCATCTCAGGATGATTACCGATACCCGTCTGGTCGAGTAGAGCTTTCAGTTCAGGCGTGGCAAAAGCGTTGATCGCTTTGCTTGCGATAGCCAGGTTCTCGTCCATTTTTGCACCGCCAAACTCTTTATCAGAGCGTGACTGTTCTGCCCAGTCGGTATAGACCTGTGCTTGTGCAGCTTGATGGTCGGCCATTACTTTAGCTCTCATCAAGCCTCCCATATCTGTCAGGTGTTGCGCTTGCGCTTGGGTTAAACCCGCTTCCTTGGCCGCTGTTTTAAAGGCGTCCTGGATAGTTTCGTCAACCACTGTACCTTCGGGATACGTGAAGTCGGTGTACTCTATCTCGGCAGGCGCTTCAGGCGCTTCTGCTGACAATAAAGTGGTTTCTGTAGTCGGTTCAATGACAACATCAGTCGCAACTTCTTCAGTCGTCGATGCTATTTCTTCGGTCATTAGTTTGTTCCGTAAGTAATTGTATGTATAAATCTGGGCAGTTATTAAATTGCTCCAGTACCCATAATCCTATAACCCGCTTACCTTCTTTATGTGCGGCGGTCAAGCCTTCACCAGTGAAGCTCGTTTGAAAGACCCCACACTCACCCATCAAGCGCCTGAGTAAACGACGGCCTTCTGGTAAAGTAGCGATGGCTTGAAAGTCTTGCGACTCGGCGGCCAGATGAATCTTTCTAAGCTGTTCCCGTTGCGCTCGTAAATCTTCATCCATAGCGTAACCGACTGAGTTATTTATCATCCACACCGTAAAGCAGATTAGCGGCATTCTTAAGTGTAGATCCGGTTGTCAAGCCCATATCAGTGATCTGTAAACAGATACTGACATCAGTGCCTTTATCGTCGCCATCACGCTCTAATGATTCAGTTGCAGAGGTGACGATGGCAATGGCTTGTAAGGTGACTTGTGTGCCAGCCTTCAATGCTTTAGAGATACCTAACGCCTCGCACTGGTCTTCATCTAAGTGCAGCGTTAAGCCATAACCATACTTAGCGGACATGCAGTAAGCAGCATCGCCACTGTCGTCGCCATCTTTCTTCATACTGAGCATTTTCATGTTAGTACAAGCCTAAGATCAGAGTGGCCGTTGTGCCGGTAGCTAAGATGCGCTTAACTCTTAAGTTGATAACGAAACCAATCGCATTAACTGGTACAGTCATAGTCACAGCATTACCACTAGCCATGATTAAACTAATCGTGCCAGCACCACCGACATAGATGGCCCTAGTAGCGCCTTGAGTAAAGTCAGTTGAGTCATTCGGAACAACCGCATAAGCATCCGAATAACTGGTATACATGTCATTGGATGACGCCAGGGTATTAGGATATTGAGCCATTAGATTGTTCCCGCTGGGTACAAGGCAAAGATGCCGGTCGCAGTGGTTGAAGTCGCGGCGATAATAGAGGCGTTGATTTTAACGATCTGGTTCGCACTTAAGCCGGTTAATAAGAAGGTACCACCTGATGCCAAAGTACCCGCGACGTTACCAGCGCCGGTAACAGCAATGCCAGTACAAGGGCCGCTGACTAAAGCAGTGGCGTCCGTCGCAGTGGTTGGCACACCTTCAAGCTCTGTGTATTCTTTAGCGCCAACCGTATAACCTACAGTTGAAAATAATTGTCTAGCCATGGGGTTGTTGTCCTTGAAGTTTGGACAGCATGTCGCCAGTGGCTGTACCGGGTTGAGTTGAGGTTTGTCCGAGATTCTTGGCCGCTTGTGACATTTCCATCAGCTGCGCCTGTTTTTGTTGCTGTGCTTGAGCTTGTGCGCGTTGTTGACGGATTAAGCCAACTTGCTCACCACTGATAATCAGTTCTGGATCAATACCCAGCTTGTCCGAGTAGACATCCACCCAATGATCAGGGTCAAACTTGTCCAGGACATCAGGGCGTAAGGTAGCAATCTGTCCCATGCTTGAGACAAATCGGTCGATACCATTGACTGACACAGCCTTTTGAGCCTGAGCCAGCATAGATACATATTCGATATTAAGATCATGGCCGGCTAACTCTTCAGGAGGGGGTGGTAACATGCCGGCAGTCAGTAGCCGCTCGAAGACTGTCTCGATCAGTGGATCAAGTAGCTCATTATTTAAGCGCTCAACCACTGGCCCCAGCATCAGCATCTTCTCTTCATTACGCGCAGCCACTTCTGTAGCGGTCATGCGCGTATCTTGCTGACTGATCGCCATGAAAATATCAGAGAAGAACGCCCCATTAATACGGGTACGCACATCTTGAATATCCATGAGCAAAGTCTGGAGATTAAGATTGACCTCAAAGGCGGTCTTGACCCCTTGGGTGCCAGAGGAGGCATCGTAATAAGAGATACCGCCGGGGAATAACTCGATCTCTCTATTCTTCATACTCGATGGCACTTGAATAGGGGGATTGGCTTGATAATCGATAGCTTGAGACTTTCTAAACTGCTGGGCTTGTAATTGTTTAATATCGCCTAGTGCTTCCATGCCGGGTGAAACGCCATAGATATCGCCACCGACGGTAGTCCAGCGAGGTGCTACGCAAGGGAAGGTCTGATAACCTGATTCGCGCAGAACCTTCTTATCACCAGCATTACGCTCGAAGTACACCGACTTGAACGGCATATTAAGATTGTCTTTTTTACTCTGATCTCGATCAGCTCTAGGCTCAATAGCGTGGATCAAGGTCACCCACTGATCGAGACTGCCACGCTGATAAGCAGACTTAACGACAGATGAGCAGTTCTCTAAACCGAACTCACCGACGATTTCAGCGACCGTCTTGTCAAACTCTCTGTATAAAGTATTAACCTCACCCTTCCAGTCAGTCGTGATGGCATACTCACCAATCGTGAAAGGATGTAGATGGATAACATTGTTATAATCTTCAGCGATTAAAGCAGAGGCTGTACCAAAGGCGCCTAGCTCTTCATACATAGAGTGTAAGACGCGATAGCAGTTTGATTTAGCCAACACATCGCTAACTTGATCTGATACGGCATTCAGCCATATTTTAACCGGCTGAAACTCCATCAAGTCTGTATCGGTAACCGATAACCTAAACCAAGGTCGTGAGGGCGAGGTCATGCCAGACATCATGCCAGCAGCTAAGACTCTAAGCGCCCTAGTGCCAGTTGAATCATAAATAGTGTTGTGTCTTTTAAAGCCCTTGTTTCTATCGCCTATAAAATAGCGGCCATTGACCGGCAGTAAGTTACGACTCACGTCTGACCAATGCTGTAGCCAAGTAGAACGCTCCATCTTTAGAGCGTTCCAGCGGCTATTAAGTAGCTTGAGTTCTTCTGACACTTAAGAGCCTAGCAAGGTCTTCTTAGCCAGCGTGCCAGCAGCAATTGGATCGCCTTGGCCGCCCGTTAATAGAGTAGTAGTAACCCCGCCACCGCCTTGTGCTACGTTTTGCGTACCCACATCAGCGACCACAGCCTTAACATCAGGCGCATGAGCTAATTGAGGTGGTGGCGGTGGTGGCGGTGGTGCTGGGATATCCGGAGCTGAACACATAATGACTCTCACTTTTAAAGTTAGTGAGAGCTTATCAGCTCAATTAATTATCATCCGCACGGCTTACTTATGCAGGCGCTCACTAAAGCGCGTGCGCTCTTTGATGATGTCTCTAACCGTAGACTTGGAGCAGTCGAACTTGCCAGCTAAGTCTTGATAGCTGAACGATCCAGTATCATACGCGGACCTAATGGTGGCGCAATCATCGTCTGATAGCGTAGCCTTTGGATGGTTCTCGCCACGAACTCTGCCAGATCCTGCGCCGGTCTTTAGCATCAACCAGTCAGGCAGATTAACCACCGTCCAAGCGATGACCTTCATATCAGGTGTGAATACGCCAATGACTGAATCACCCGACGCTAACATCATTAAACAAGGATAAGATAGGGGAACGGCACAATGGGATGCTCTAAGCCATTTAATCATGGTTATCTCGCAAAGGGATCATGGCCACGCATAGCATCGTTGCGCGGCCTGTTAGAAGAATGGTGAGTGTCTTTCTTAGGAATCACCGGGAATGAAAAGGTCAGGGCTAAGGCGTCACCAATATCAGGGGAAGGCAGGCCACGCTTCTTAATCTCATCTTTAGATTCAAGCTGAATCTTACCAGCAGAGTTATAGAAGTAAGTCGGTGAGGCTAAGTCTTGCTTAAGGCCTTGGTCGTTGGGAATACAGCCGCCACCCGTTAGCCAGTCGCGTAACTCACACCAGATTTCGGCGCGCTTATTAAGATAGCGACCATCGGTAGGTTTACCGGCAAAGGCTACCTCTGTGACCTCATGGCCCAGCTGACGCAGCCTGTCTATCACACCAGAACCCGCACCCGCATCGATAAATACCGCATCAGGCTTATGCTCCATAATCTCAGAGGCTACCCGTTGAGCTAATGCCATGTTATCTATGCCACGCAGAATGATAGGCTTGTGAGTTGCTAGTCCTTGGCGCATAAAGATGACTGATCGATCATCACCAAAGCGAGCAGGATCGACACCCAGTATTTTAGGCGCATAGATGATATCTCTATCCGGTATTGTTCGAGTTGCGCCCGCTTCAACATCAGATAAGGACATCAACTGATTGTCACCAGCCGCGGTAAAGTCACATAGGTATTCCCTGGCGAAAGAAGTCTCAGCCATATCGCGCCTAAGCCTTTCGACCTCAGCCTCATCAAGCGAGTGGGTATCGTAGACGGTATATTTTGCACTATGCCAATCGTCATAACTGCCGGACCTAAAATACAGCTCAGAGAATAAATTGATGCCCGAAGGCGTACCAATGAACAGCGCCCAGCCCAGCCTATCTGATAAGGCCGGCTGAATAATATCCTGCCACACCTCCGCCTTAATCTGTGCCACCTCATCAATAACAATGCCATCCAAACGAACCCCGCGCATCGCGTCAGGATTATCGCCACCAAAAATACGAATCAGGCAGTTGTTAGCAGCGATAGTCACCGATAGCTCAGACTCATTAATAATCACAGCCCCATAAGGCACCAAAGGCGCCACCTTCTGCTTAAGCCGTGACCAAGCAATCGCTTTAGCCTGCTTTAGAAAAGGCGCCACATAAAAGAACTGGCCCATCTCAAGCTTAAACTTCATGGCTTTGTCTAGCAGCTCCATAATAGCTAGCTCTGTTTTGCCGGCACGTCGATGTAGAGCTAGTACCGTAAAGCGCTTGCGATTAGCGTGGCATTCTTTTTGCCAATCCCTAGGAAAGTAGCGTAACCTAATCGGCTCTATCATTTAAGCGCCCCACAATAACCGCCAACACAAAAGCCATCGCTACCACCATACCCATAGTCATTCTGCATCAACCCCGGTAATCACCTGTAAAGTCTGACCGCCTGAGTGCTCAACCTTATCGACAAACAACTGCATATGCCGGCCTTGGAGTTCACTAGCCTTTAACGCCGCACCATGATTATTCATCGACTGCGAACCCAGCGGTTTAATGGCATCTAATCTTACCAACTCAATATCCGTCATCACCTTAGTCGCCGTCAGCTTTAAATGGCTAGCTCTTTCGGTCATAGCAAGGCTAATGGCTTGTTTTATAGCAGGTTTTGTCAGGTTCTCAGAGCCAATCACCCGCGCAGTTTTAGCAGAATAACCCGATCTAAGCGCCGCTTGCGTGGCATTCAAATCAAGCAAGTATTCCTTAAAGAACACCGCCTGTTTGTCGGTTAAAAACCGAGCCGCATAAGACTGAGTACAAGCCGAAGAGCACCACATCAGCAGCACCAACTTACCTTTGCTTAAGGTCGGCTCAACATCCTGGCCACACACCACACAAATACCATCACCGAAGATTTCTGTTTGATCCCATTCATCTATTTTATTAGTCATAAGTGTTTAACTGTATTTAATGTAAAGGCGTACGCGGCTGCCTGATACTACCCGACTCAACCACCAAGCCCGAAGGAAACTCAATCCGCAACGCCACAGGCTTACCAAACAGCTTATTCATCTCAACCAGCCAAGCAGCCAGCGCTGGCGCTTGCTCCTGAATGGCTAACCACTGTTGTTTCTTATCACTCATAAATCCTCTCTAACCATGGTCGCTATGGTCAAGCTATGGCCACCTAAGTTATTGAATCTATTAGTGTGGTCATAGCGGTCATAGCGGTCATAGATCTTTTTTAAATAATTAAAATAACAAACACCCTACCTATGGCTAGGGTATGCCTATAGCACTGTCAGACGTGGGCGATTTAGTGCTATGGTCGCTATGACCGCTATGACCACCCCACGAACGGCGCGGGCTGAGGTTTTTTTTATCTATGGTCATTGTTAGCCTCCGCCATGGTCACCATGGCCAGCCACAAGCTCAACGCTTTCAAACACCGCGGGGGGGATAGAAAAGCGCGTCGAAAATAGCTCTTGAGACTGCTCCAAATCAGGCAACTGATAAAAAGCACTTCGGTTTGGGTTGTCATGACGCGGCCTAACCTTATGAATACCCCAGTCTTTAAGCTTCCTACCCACCACCACCGAATGCTCAGGATGGGTAATCTTATAACTCACACACCACGCCAAATACGCCGCTTGCAATTCAGCAACCAACAACATCGGCGGCCAAACATCATCCTCCGCATAACGCGCAGTCTTTAACCAGCCTTGCTGTAACATATCAAACCACCACTGCACGATAGAACCGCCCGATTGAATCTTAAGCTCCCAGCCGCACAGTTGTAACTTGCCAGGTATAGAGCGCGGATGCCACTGGGAAATATCTATGGCTAATAAATAAGCCATCAACGCCTCAGTACCGCCCGCACTCATTTCGTCACGGATGGCTTTAAAATAAGCATAATCACCCTTACGCTTATCACTGACATCAGTAACCACATAGCGGCGATCACCCTCGCCTCTTGGCACAGCCCACGTTTCATTAGTCGCAAAAATCATCCGGCGATAGCTTTTAACCATCACCAAATCGCGACCTTTAAACTCAATAGGCTGCAAATTATCGGTAATCATGGATTTAAGTACGCCTTGCGCCGACTTATCACCACCCCACACCGACTCATTACAAAACACCAACAGCGACGTGGCCATGTGCCCCGAAAAACGCCCGGTAATTTGCCCCATCGAGGTCAAGGTTAAGAAATGTTCACGGCCGACAATGTCACTTAACGGATCTACAAAAGTATTCTTACCAATACCCTCAGCACCCCGAAACACCAGCGCCGTTTCTGGCAACTCCTGGGGGCGTTGCAACAAATGCGCAGACCAACGGATAATATAATCAAACAAATCACCGTCACCCGAACACAACACATCATAGACAAAGTCTAAATACAGCTGGCAGTTACCCGCCTTAGGCTCAGCACCCCAGCCGGTCCACAAATTTAAATAGCCCGGCCGATCTAACCCTGGTGAAAACACCATGCCATCAAACTCAGCACGACGGGCATGATTCATCCAGAACGTACCCAAGCCCACCTCTTCGCCCTTACTGAAGACCTTACGATTGCAATAACGCATCTCAAAGTCTGCCTTAGCCGAAAAAGTAAACAGCTTGCGCTCTGTTTCTGGATCATAGCCCAAGTTCATCACCACCATGCGCCCACCAATCGGCAACAGCGCATGACTCAGATTAAGCTCGTTAATCCTATCCTCATAATCCCCCAGCTTCTTAGCATTGTCGCCATTACGATAAGCACTGACAACCTCCAACAACGAATGCTTAGGCACACTCGCCTTCTTAGCCGCCTTAGCCGTCAAATGATGCAAGGCAGGCGGCGGCAAATCAGACACCGCTAAGCGCCCCAACAACTCATCGGTCAAAAAATCAAAGTCATCAGACTCATCAATCAACAGCTCAAAGTCTTTAAGCGTCTGCTTGACCGACTTTGTTTCAGGCATGGCCGCCTTAAGGTGTTGCTCAGGTGCAGCCATCACACTCTCAAGTAGTTCACGCACCGCGCTCAAGCCGTGCAACTGGTGTAAATCGTTAAAGTCAGTTGGACACTTACCCTTAATTAATTCTGATTCTTGGAACTTGGCAACCGCCAACATGCCGTGGATCTGCTCCGCAGCTTCTGCCGCTTTAATCAGACCCGTATTAACCTCCTTTTTAACGTCATTATCCGCACAGATAATAATGGTAAACGCCGGAAACCTGTCCCGCATTACCTTCGCTACCGCAGCCAGATTGCCCGCATTAAACGCCACTGCAACCCGAAAGCCCGTGGCCTCAAAAATACTTGCCCCTGTTGCAAAACCCTCACACACACATAACACCGACGGATGCTGACCGATGGAAAAATAACTACCAACAACCTCACCCCCCGTCATAAAGCGTTTACTACCATCTTCTTGAATAAACTGCACACTGGTAGTCACCCCGGACGCGTTCCGCAGTGGTACCAAGAGCATCTTCTTCAAGATCTTCACCCCGTAAGGCTTAACCCCTTTGGCTAACAAATAAGGATGCGTCGCCCCCTTTGTTACATCACTACCACCGACCGCCGCCAGTTGCGCAATGCCTTCCAAATAAGTCGCCTTTTCAGAGGCTTGTTGCCTAACAACCTTAAGCTCTGCTTCTCGTGCCAGCTTAGCCTCCTGTTGTTTGCGTCGCCACAGTTCGCGTTCTTGTGGTGACAAGGTTTGTTCAGACTTAGCGCACCATTGATGCTGAGCACCGGTACTCCAACTGCCAAACGCCCCAGCCGATAAACTGCCGTCAACAAACAGCACATACCAGCCATTCAAAGACCCCGACTTATCACCCTCGACGCGATATCGATGGATTTTGCCGTCAGCCTCCAAACCTTTAGCGCTATGCGCCTGCAAACCTGCAGCGCATAACGCCCTTAAAAAACTATCTTGATCAGCGCTAGACAGCAGGCTCATTTGTTAAAACCCTGTGCTAAACTATGATAAGAATTAAACTGAATAGGAACACTAATGGCCGCCATTACCTTTGATACCCATGAATTTTTTAACGAGCTAAAATCATCAGGCTTTAGCGACCAACAAGCCGAAACCATCACCCGCTTACAAAAAGCAGCGGTTGCCTCAACACTTGAGCAGGCTAAACATGAATATGATCTTGATAATATTTCCACCAAACGTGATTTAAAAGAATTAGAGCTACGCTTAACCATAAAAATGGGCGCCATGCTTTCTGTGGCCGTTGCCGTCATTGCTGCGCTAGTCAAACTACTATAATCAAACATACATAAACCTTGGAGCAACCCTAATGGCCGCCATTACTTTCGACACCTTAAAATATGCCAATCGACTTAAAGCCGCAGGCGTACCAGACAAACAAGCCGAAGCAGAGGCTGAAGTCTTAGCAGAAGCGCTTGAAGTCAACCTTAAGGAATTAGTGACTAAAGAGGACCTACATCGAGAAATGGAAGTATTGCGGCGTGAAATGGGCTCAAGCTTTGCCCAAGTAGACGCGCGCTTTATCCAGATGGAGCAGCGCCTAACGATTAAGCTAGGCACGCTCATGGCCTTTTCTATTGGCATTGTCGCCGCCCTGGTTAAATTGTTATAGACCAAAACTAAACTCACACATGACTCCCTTGCTGGGCTCTATAACTGGCCCGACCCTCAATAATCCGATCCGCCCAAAAGGCCGGATGCTTATAATTTCGCTCTTGCCCTAATGCCACTAACTGCTGCTTTGTTTTAGCGCTGATTAATTCTTGACGTTTGCGCAAGCGAATTTCTAACAACCGCTCAGGCGTCATTTCTACCAAATCACCCTCAGCTTCAATAAAAGATCGCTCAGTTGCTATCGGCGCATGAAAGACAAAATTACACTCCAAACACTGAGTCGTGCGTATGCTCACCAAGGCGCTACAGCCATTACAAGTCTTAACCAGCGAGCCGCCTTTATGCTTCTTACGCTGCATACCCTCTAAAGACCACTCAACCTCATCCGTTGGCAGCCCATGGCGCAGCACATTGCCGGCATGATCTAAAATAATCGCCTTATCTTTACCAGGTGCGGCCCGTAACGCCCTACCAATTTGTTGCTGGGCCAGCGCATAACTTTCAGTCGGCCTTAGCAAAATAGCCGCCGCCACCGTAGGAATATCGGTACCCTCAGAGACCACATTACAACTCGCCAAAATTTGCAGCTTACCGTTGCCCAAATCCTTAAGCATCTGCGCACGCTCCTTATCCGGCGTGGATCCGGTTAACACCGCCGCCTGATAACCTGCGGCCTTAAACTGCTCAACCACATGGCTGGCATGAGCCACGGTAATAGTAAAAGCAATGGCCGCTTGCTTATCGCAATAACGCTGATAATGCGCCACGGCATCGCCGGTAATCGCTGATCTATCCACCGCCGCCACCAACTGCGAAGCCACATAATCACCACCACGGCGCTTAACCGCCGACAAATCCAAACCCTGAGCCGGTGCATACACCACCGGACGCGCTAAACGACCCCGCTCCACCAAGTTAGCAGCGCTAGGCCCTAAAACCATCGCATCAAAAAAGCCCTGCGCCTCAACACCCAAACCCTTGCCATCTAAACGGCATGGCGTTGCGGTAACGCCTAACAGCTTTGCGCGACTATTGTGTTGCAGCACCGCACCCCAGGTACTGTTTTGGGTAGCGTGGTGCGCCTCATCAATAATCACCAAATCAAACTTAAAGCGCCCAGCCTTATCCAACTTAATCCGATTAGCCAAAGTCTGCACCATACCCACTTGCACGCTATGCCGAGTCGGTTTAGCGCCCGCGGTAATAATGCCGTGACTCACACCCCAAGCATTCAGCGCCGCAGAGATCTGGTTAACCAACTCCTTACGATGCGCCACCAACAACACGCGCTTATCTTTAGCCTGAGCTTGTTCCGCCATATAAGTAAAGCACACGGTTTTACCGGCACCCGTAGGCATCACTAGCAGCGGGGCTTTTTTGCCAGACTGATAAGCCTGGCGCAAGCTGTCAATCGCGGTATCTTGATAATCGTAAAGGGCGATCATGGTTATTCCTTATAAGTAAAGCTACTTATCCGACTCAGTCGGCTTGTTACCGGCGACTCTAATAATTAAAATAGCCTCACGGTGTCGTTGATTAGCCCACTCACCCAGAATATCCGCCACTAACTTAGTGCGACATTCGCCCGAAGCCGCGCATTGACCATCTAAGACATCAATAATAAAGCGCGGCAACTGTGCCCTGAGTTCTGCAGTTTCTCTAGCCATGACCTAACCCTTAAAAATTAAAAAATACCCGTATGTTAGAATCCAATTTCTCACAACCTTCAACCAACACACGGGTAAAACTTATGACCGAAAAAAATGCTTCAGAAATTTACGTAACACAGCTGCAGACAGAGCAGCAAGTTTGCTTTCAAGCCGCACTACAAGTACTGATTGACGAACTAATCCGCACCAACCTAATGACACCAGCGCGTCTAAGCGATGCTTTTCAAGTACGCGCTGATACACATCGGAGTCATGAACAAACTGAATCGGGTAACTTTTTAGTGGGGCTGGCACGTTATTCAGCGTCTTTTGATGCTCGCGAACTAGGCTACCGGAAATAGCATAATGCACGCCACCGGTAGACAAGCCGAAGAGATCAAGCCCTATCAGTCGCTCATTAAGCAGGTAGGCTTCAAATTGCCAAGGCTTCAACTTTTCATAGAAAGCGATGTCTATCGGTGGATCGCTAGGCCCATTAAGGCCTAATTTATCAGCGTTAAAATTATCAGACATAACCACTCACTTTAATAACAGGTAAAAACTTATGACAACAACCAGCCATGCCACAGCACCAAAAGCACCTGCAGTAACACCAGAAGAGCTGGAAGATGCTTTCTTAGCTTTTGCAAAAGTGGTAGTCGCAGAATTAGTGCGTTTAGACGTATCCTCGAAAGCGCACGTTTTCTTAGCCTTAAACGCAGAGGCGCAAAGTCTTCAGCAGAACGGATCTCAACAAGCGGCAGGGATTCTGAAGGCACTATCAAGGCATGCAACTCATCACGAAGTGGAGCAATTAGTGCTTGCGGTACCCGATACCGGACCCCCTCACTAATGATTTCACTAGGCTCATTAAGGCCCAGTTTGTCAGCATAAAAATCAGCGTAAAAATTATCAGACATAACCACTCACTTTAATAACAGGTAAAAACACATGACTTACGCACTCATCCATATCGCCAACCCCGAAATGCTTGCTTTAAGCGCAAAAGAACAGCAGCACCGCGAAAAAGTAGCCAATACCGTATCAGCAATGCTAAAAAAATCTGAAAACACACGAACACTTGGAGCAGGTGTTTTGGAATGCTGTTTAAATACAGATCTGCCACCACTAAATTCATTCTTGAATCTACTGGATATCGAGTCAATAGCGTACCGGATAACATTTTTGGACAGTCCGCTAGAGTGGATAGAATGTCCGAAAGCCTAATCGAGCCATTGTAAGGATCGCTAAGGCTGTCGTGTCGCTTATCGTGTGCCATGGTTATCCAAAGATGTCGGAGCGGATTTCTTGAGCCAATTTCTGTATTGCCATTGCTCTTGTATGTGACGTTTCTACATGCACACCATTTCTAAGCCTATTTATTGTTGGCTGTGGAATATCGACAATAACGCCGATTTCCTTATCAGTAAGGCCGCTATTTCTAATTTCATTTAAGGCATTTTGTATGTTCATGGATAGCATCATATACGAAAGCGTATATTTGTCAAACGCAAACGTATTAGACGGATTAAATAATCAAACGTATATTTGTTATATGACTACGTTACGAAAAAATTTAAAAAATGAAATGGATTCCCGAGGATGGAACGCTACAGTATTGTCTGAAAATTCAGGCGTTCCTCAGCCAACCATTCAAAGATTCTTATCAGGAACTCATGGCGACCCACGAAGTAGCACAATTCAAAAGCTCGCCAAAGGACTTGGCACAACAGAAGCTGCATTAAGAGGCTTTGAGGAAGCTGAAAAACCAGTCCCTCTTTATGAAAATATTGAAAAATTAAGCAAAGAAAATAGGGCGCTAATTGAGCAGATGGTAAACACATTAGTACAAGCTCAGTCACAAACTAACCCTGTAAAAGCCGAACATAAAGCCTTGACAAGCCCTGCGGAAAATGTGGGGGGGGGGGGGGTAAAAGAGCCTAGTGCCTTGTACTCCGTAGCTAATACTAATATACACCTGTTCGACGACTACTTGCTGTCTATCAAGCAAAGCTGCAAAGATGCGGATTGTTACCGTGAGGAACATACCAATACCGAAAGCGTACCCCCCTTATTTAAAAAATACCCCCCCCAGCTTAAGCATAAAAAATAAATTAAATTACTATAAAAATCAGCCGCGTTAGGGGGGTATAAAAAAAACGTACCCCCTTTATTTAAAAAATACCCCCCCAGCTTAAGCATAAAAAATAAATTAAATTACTATAAAAATCAGCCGCGTTAGGGGGGCATAAAAAAAACGTACCCCCCTTATTTAAAAAATACCCCCCCAGCTTAAGCATAAAAAATAAATTAAATTACTATAAAAATCAGCCGCGTTAGGGGGGTATAAAAAAAACGTACCCCCCTTATTTAAAAAATACCCCCCCCAGCTTAAGCATAAAAAATAAATTAAATTACTATAAAAATCAGCCGCGTTAGGGGGGTATAAAAAAATAGTACCCCTTACCCCTCTATGCGTACCCCTCCACCACAGGTTCAAGCTATAGCCTTATTAATCACTAACGAAGGGCAGTTAAAATTACAAAAAGAAATTGCAGAGACTAAAGCCGATCTAGTTAAATGGGTTGTTGCTGTAGGATTATTACAAATAACCATTATCACTAGCCTGTTATTACGCTTAACAGGAAAGCTTTAACGTGAATATAAAGCGCTGGGTGCGTTGTGGCTAGTAGATTTGCGAGGCAATAACGCGTGAAAGTATCTGTTTTAACATAACAGCTAGCTAATTGCCTAAACTCGCTACGGCGGGTTTTTTGTGCCTAAAATCCCATCAAGCCACTTGCTTCAACAGCGGCCAGCGCACATCGATCTCATCCCAAGGCACAAAGACTTTATTATCTTCGTCCTTTTCTATCACCAGCCACTCACACAGAGCCGTCACATCCTTGTGTACATTGGCATAGTGGCGGCCTAATTGTTTAGCCAGGGCATAGATAGTCACAGGCCCAAAGGTCTTTAGCGCCTCAACCAGCTCCCAGCGCTTAGGCGTAAACACCGCACCAAACTGTGACATATTGTCAAAGCCAATACTAAAAAAAGGCTCAACAGTATCGCCCTTTAAGGCAGAGTCAAAAGTAGTCACAAAGCGCTCAAGCGCCAATTCAGGCGCATCACCTATGGTTATATTTAGTGTACTCATTACTTAACCCCCTTAACATTATTCATAAAATCACGCATTAGCGCACCTGGATCGCAAAAAATATAAGGCAACTCATCATCAAGCAGATGCTTATGGTCGCCTTTGCCGCGCTTATTGTCATAACCAACAACCCGCACACCCGCAACGATATAAACTAATCGATACTTAATACGATGCTCTGATGGCGGCACAGGTTCAGGTACTTCCCAGATAACGCCCTCGATAAGGCCATCACCATAGGTTTGTTTAATACGACTTAATAATTTTGCTTTCATGGCTGTTATTATAGTTGATTATATAGAGCTTTAAAAGCTATATATCACACCGCCCAGCCTGCCTTGTGCGGGTTTTTTTGTGCCTGATGGAAAATAATATACGAATTCGTTTGTATTAATTTATACGTTAGCGTATATTATCCCTCAACAGCCCAGCAAGCTGAACTAAACACTCTCAGTGTACTCCTGAACTACCCCGTCGAACCCAGGCGGGGGTTTTTGCACCGAGGCCTAAGAATTTCAAGCACGCAGCCTGAAAGCAGAGCTAAGTATCTTTGAGCGGCTCTTTAAATAAGCGAAAAGACGATCAGCCACCGGGTAAAAGTGGCTGATGCTGGAACCGTAACCAGCCTTTTTAGTGATGGCTAAAGTTTCCTAGACAGAATTCTTTAGTCATCAGTAAAAAGTGCGGCCGGTGCCACCTCGGACCGAAAAAAGGCGGGGGTTGATTAAAGTAAACTTTAAATAACAGCCGCATTGTTTCACCCCCTTGGTGATTTAACCTAGTCACCGAGGGTTTTTAAAGCTGGTTATTGATATGAGTCCTGACCGTCGTCTAATGGCAATAAGTAACCAGCTTTAAAAGTACGTACTGCCGCAGAGCCACCTGCCTTACCAAAGCAAGCAACAGCCGCTTCGACCAGTGTCGAAGCACCTAATTGGAGTATCACCATGAACTTAATCAACGTAGACCAGCGCCGCAGACAGAAGCTATATCTTGGCCAAGCGCAGCTAGTCACTACCGGCTTCTGGACAGCAACCTTGTTATTAGTCGTTATCTTAGCCTTTTCAGCCTTTACTTACGCCGAAGCAGCGCCCAGCCACACCCAAAGCATCTCAAGCTTAAGCTTGGTGGATCAGTGGGGTGAAGAATGAGCGCTAATATTAACTTCTTACGGCATTGTATCCACCTAATGGAGTTGGGCATGAAGGTAGAGGTGATTGACTTTGCCAATCGCTATGCAAAATTTTACGATATTCATTCAAGCATTGTTATTGGGAGCTTATTATGAACCCTTTACTCAACCCCTTTCAAAGCCAACTGCCTAATCAGCCTATGGGCGCACTGGCCAATACCGACCAAACCCGCGCTATCGCCGAAGTGCAGGCCGCCATGATGATCGCCAGGTTAAACCCTCGCAACCAAGTGCAGGCCATGGATAGAATCTTAAACGCCTGCACAAGGCTATCCTTAGCCGAAGGCGCTATGTATCAATATGCTAAAGGCGGCCAAGAGGTTAGCGGCCCGTCGATACGCTTGGCGGAAACCATCGCCCAAAACTGGGGCAATATTCAATTTGGCATTAGAGAGCTAGATCAACGCGAAGGCGAAAGCACCGTGCAATCCTATGCTTGGGACGTGGAAACCAATACCCGCCGCGAGGCTACTTTTCAGGTGCTACATGTTAGAGCCAGCAAAAACACCATTAAACGCCTAACAGATCCCCGCGACATTTACGAGGTGGTCGCCAATCAAGGTGCTAGACGTTTAAGGGCTTGCATTTTAGCAGTCATCCCCGGCGATGTCGTCGAGGCAGCCGTCATCCAATGCGAAGCCACTTTACGCGCAAAAGCCGACGTCTCCCCCGAGGGCATTATGAATTTAATCGAATCCTTCCATAAAATAGGCGTCAGCAAAGAGCAGCTAGAACTAAGAATACAACGCCGGATCTACAGCATCCAACCCGCCCAAGTGGTCGCCGCTAGAAAAATATACACCAGCATTAGGGACGGCATGAGTAAGGCTGAAGACTGGTTTGAGTGTGGCAAGGGCTCAGGCTGCAGCGATTACGTCGCGCAAGACCATCAGCACGCCAGCTTTAGGGCCGCCCTTCGTGAGATTGACTCACTAGAAGACCTTGATCATCTTATCGATAACATAGAGCCTAAGGAACTGGCTTGGCTACACGCAGACATCGAACAACGACAGGCTGAAATAACCCGAGTCGCTTAACAAGCCCAGCACCGCTAACGCGGCGCATTACCCATAAAGAAGATCAGCCATGCCAGAGATAACCCTAAGCCACTGCGCACAGATAATAGGCCTTACCGTCCAAGCCCTCAGAAAGCGCATAGTAGAAAATAAAGCCTACCACGCCTTCCCCAAGCCTGCGCGTAAAATAAAACAAACTTTTTATTATGATCACGCCCAGCTATTAATTTTTTTAGCGGCCAATCCGGTCATCATTAACGAGCGCTGCTACAAAAAAAACGTAGCCCCAGCGGTCTTTAAATACTCAGGCCAAGCCCTAGCCGTGATCCAGTTCTTACAGCCTGATTTGAGAGTAGGGATATGAGCAAACTTATGACCACAGTAACCTTAAGAGAGATAGCCGCAGAACAGGGCTTAAGTTATGAGAATTTAAAACAGCGCCTGCGCTCAAGTTTTTGTTATCGTGATTTTCCAAGTCCGGTCGGTATTGAAAAAAATGCCCATATTTTCGACAAAGCAGCGGCCCTCTCGTTTCTAGCTAACAACCCTTATGAGGGAAACGTACGAACACCTCTTAAGACTAAAACAGCATCCGGATTCACCTACAAAGGTCGGGCACTGGAAATCATTAATTTCTTGCAGCCTGGTCTTAGGGGGTTGATATGAGTAAAGAAATAAAGGACTTACTGGATATTTTTAATAACCCCAAACTTACCTCTAAAGAGCGCGAGCATTATGCGCTTAAGATTGTCGCGCTACTTAATGCTAGCCGCGAAAAGGCAAAGTCATGAGCGCCCATTACACAATTAACCCGCTTAAAAACAAAAGATGCCTTAGGTGTAAGGTGATCTTTGCAACACGGATTAGAGCCCGTAAAAACTGCGAAACCTGTAGCCCAGCAGGCAGGCACCCTTCGTTGGCTTATTTGGATAAGATACCATGAGTGCCTTAGTCGATCTCAACGAACTTAAAGCAGTCACCGGCTACAAACAAGCTAGTGATGTCGAGAAGTGTTTACGAAAAAATGGCGTGAGATTCTTATATGGAAAGACGGGGATCTACACAACTATTGATGCACTGAATGCCGCAATGGGCTTACAATCTGGAAAATTAGACTACACAGAAGCTGAAATTGATATTTTATGAAAAAGCCAGGTCGTAAGCGCTCAAGCATCAATACACCCGCCCATATCAACATAGACAAACTGCCGGATCGAGTTTGGTTTAATGCCAGTGGTGCGGGTAAATGGATGCTTAGCTTTTATGACGAGTTTGGCACGCGTAAAAATAAACGCATCTGTGGGCCTGAAGCCAAGCTTGCAGAAATCTATCAAGCCGTTGAGGCCCAGACCGAAAAGACAGTGGCCACCTTCGCCACCTTATCAATAGAATTTCAACAAACCCATATCTGGAAAAAGCTCAGCGCCTCCACCCAAAAAGATTACCTAAACTGTCACCAAGCCGTCGTTAATAGGGCGACTACTGGCGGTAAAATGGGCGACATCCCCTTGACTAAATGGACCGTAGGTTTAATCAGGAAATATAGAGACAAACGCGCAGAAGAATCAGAAAGCCGAGCCAACAAAGAGCTTAGTTACATTAAGCGCCTGTTTTCATGGGCTTATGAATATGAAAAAGTCCCAATCAATCCAGGTACAGGTGTTAAAAAGATCACCATCGCCCCACGCCAACATTACACCGAAGATCTCGATTATCATTATTTAATCAACATTGCCAAAGCCTCCAGCTATTGGTACGTGCAATACGCCATGGAACTAGCCTACCTATGCCGAATGCGCATGTGTGAAGTGCTAGAGCTGACAGACGCTAACGAACAAGACAATGGCTTAATCATCTATAGACGCAAAGGCAGTAAGACCAACATCACCGAATGGCAGCCGCGCCTACGTACGATCTGGGACGAGTTAAAGCAAAAACGCACTGCTATCTTAAAAAGCAGAAAACAACCACACCCCATTAAGGCCAGTGACCGCCATGTCTTCATCAGCGAGCGTACCGGCGATAAAATAGACGTCAGCACCCTACAAACCGCCATGCAGCGCTTAACCACTTTAGCTGTTGAGCAAGCAAAAAAAGACGGCGTAGAATTTACCAAATTTACCTTTCACGACTTAAAACGCAAAGGTATTAGTGACACCAGCGCACCCGACCGCATGGCCTCAGCCGGACATCGATCACCAGAAATGATGAAGGTTTATGATGTTAAGCCGGACTTGGTTAAGCCGACTAAAAACTAAGTTCTTCTATAAAGCTAATTTGACAAGCCACAAGCCTTTCCGGTATACATAAGAAATTAACCTAAAGGAGCTCTAAAGATGAGTGCTATCACTTTTGACACACATAAATTTATCAGGCGATTACGTGACGCAGGTTTTGAAGAAGATAAGGCCGAAGCGGTAGCAGAAGCCTTTCAAGAAGCGCAAGCAGAATCATTACCCGTTACCCGCGATTATCTTGATGCCAGACTTTACGAAATGGAAAACAGAATGGTTAAATGGGGGATAGGTTTAGCCCTAGGCCAGTTCGCTATGATTGCCGCACTGATTAAGTTGCTTTAAAAATTAATTTAACAACAACGAGGTTTAAAATGACAACCATTACCTTTGATATGCTAGACATGGTGGACAAGCTAAAGACAGCGGGTTTTGACCAAAAGCAATCAGAAGCAGTTATTAGAGTTATTACTGAAGCTCAAAACACTTTGGTTTCAAATGAAACATTAGATAGCCGATTAAAAGAAACAGAATTGCGCCTTGAGGCAAAAATCAATGAGGTCAAATTTGATATGGTTAAGTGGATTGCTGGAATGTTACTAGCTCAAGCTGGACTAGTCGCCGCCCTAGTAAAGTTGCTCTAATTTGACAACCCCAAGTGTTTCGAGTATGTCATGCCCTGTAGTTACATAACTACACGGGTTTTGACAGACTCAGAGCTAAAGGCGCACTTAAAGATTAATGTTCTGATCTAATCCAGGGCGATTATATTGTCATGAAAAAGACTGATATTTTAGAGCGATTAACCACCTAAAAGCCGTTAATTGTAACCACCTTTGTAACCACTTGGACTTTTTAGGCATAAAAAAAGCCTAGATTTAACTCTAAGCCTTTGATTTATTTGGTGGGGTGTCGGGGGTTCGAACCCCGGACCTATGGATTAAGAGATTAGCCCGCAACTGTTATAAATCAAAATGTTAATGCTCTTTTATTGTAACCAGTTGCGCATTGCTGGCCCATATAAATCAATAAGTTAAAAACCTATTGTAACTAGGCTTTTAGGTAATATTTAACCCTCCACCAGCCCCCACATAAGCCATCTGCAAATCAGCTAATTTATTTTCATGCTGTCCATAATTCGCACCTGGCAAACTTGCCCAGCGACTTGAGCAGGCTTTAACGGCGCCCACAAAATCACCGGCATCTAAAAGATGCAGGGCGTTACATTCGCTGATCATTTGATAAGCGATCTTATCTTGTGAGGCTTTGCCAAAATCTGGCAGCTTAAGCTGAGCTTTGTACCAATCATAATAACACGCTAGGATTTGGTAGCGTCCGGCGGCGCTACTTTTTAAACCCTTACCTAGATCCACTACGATTCTAGGATGGCTGGTATAAGTGCTAAATAAATGCGGATGCTTGGCGGTAGATCCAACAATGACATCATAGCCATTGTCTGATTTTGCTAGTAAGTCAGCACCTATTTCTGAATGGGCGATGGTGTCTAGGAAGGCTTGTCTATTTTGTAGGTTCATTGTTTTTAAGAAAAAATGATTGAGGGGATTAATACTTCACTTTGTCGCGGCAATAACGGCCGCAACGCCTATTAATAAAACACCTATAGCCGCAATTGCTTGGGGCAAATAAACAACCAATAATGCTTTGAAGCTATCGGCTGCTTCAAGTTGACCTTTTATATTGACCATAGTTTGTGTAGTGTCTAAGAAGGCTTGTTGGTTTTTTAGGTTTATGTGTTTTATTTGTAGAAATCCTTCGTTGGTGTTTTTGCCCATAAAAACAAAAAACATGACATTGTGATTATTTGAATAACTCTAATAATCTGATTGGGGTCATTATTAATAACAGAAAATATACTAAGCGCTACCCATATCGCACATAAGATCATCGGCATAATTTTCTTCCCTCGTGGAATTGTTATACTAACGGCGTAAAATAAAATCATAGGAATAATTACCCAGCTTATGCAAAGCCCAACCTCTTCTTTTAATGGAAAAAGATAATGTGTATTTATTAATAGCGCAATAGAAAGCACGCCTGCGCCTATTATACTAATGGGAAGAAATATAACCCACCTTAACCATTCGCTAATATCTTGATAGCCTCCTTTCCCCCACGCATAAAGCCAAGCAAATATTTGTATAATTGCAATAAATAGCATGAAAGTTATCGCGTAATATAAAAAACCCATAATTTTACCCAGCCAGATTAAATCCGCAGTCTATCAGGATTTTTAAAACACCTTTAGCCATGATGATGAATTATTGCTGTGATCATGATGTGGTTTTTTATAGCCAAAGCCAATGGCGGCTGGATTGCTGGTATCTCCACTATTCAGCGCCTCAATACCATCCCAAGTCCTATTAATCTGTACGGCAGGCAAGCCACTAATATCCCCCAAAACATTAACAAACTGCTTGCGGAAAGCGGTATCAAAGTCACCTTGTTTAATCTGATCGACCAACTTAAAGGTATCGGGTATCAGGCGCAGGCCTGTTGGCCCTGAATAGCCCATGTGATTATCTTTAGTGATGCCTGCAAACTCTCTACCAAAGGCTATCAAACCCATCATAAAGGCCAGTTGTTCTCTGATTAAGGTCCCTGCTAAGTTTTCATCGTCATCATCTCCGGGTGTGAGTGCGGATCTTAATAATGAACCTAATACGGCGGGTACGCTTAAAGTTAGTAGTAGGTTGGTGGCTATCTTAGCTTTGCTTTTTTCGGTGATGGTTGAGCCATAGGCGGTATTTAAGGTAGTGCCCATGAAGCCGTAAAAGGCGGTGAATAGTTTAACTAAAGCATGGCCTCGCTCGATGCCGGACTGATCGACTTCTTCACCGCCGCCTTGAGAATCCTTAACGGCTTGATCGGCTAAGGCGATGGCGGTGTCTTCGTCAAAGCCTTGAGCGATGGCCTTTTCATAACCGCCATGCCAGCTAGGGATATCCACCATCATCTGCGCCCGCATCATTAGCCAATAGCCATAACGGCCCATCAGTTCTTTAGCGGCAGTCTGGCCTTGTACTTGATTGCGTAGTTCATTGAGTTCGCGGAAGCGGGTGCGGGTGCGGTTACGTAGCCATTCTGATTTCTGCTGTGCGTCTTTGGTGGCTTGCAGGGGATTGGCGGTATAGATGGCGATACCTTGACCAACCCAGTGCGGGCCAATTCTGGCCATGGTGTTAGCGATACCTAAGGGCTGCATAGCGGCTGACATCAGATTAAAGGTTAAGGCTGAGGCCGATACATATTGACGGGCAAAGGCAGCGGCTTTTTCTATGCCGTGATCCAATTTGCGTTGGCCTACGACAATATCATTGCGCCAGGTGTCAAATTGCTTTTTAACGTCGGCACCATAAAATTCACGAATGGCTGGATCAATCTTTTTTAGAATCTTGTTAGCATCTATGACCCATTCGTGCCAGGCTAAATCATGAATGACGTCATTAACTCCTGAATATAAGCCGGTTAGGTTTAATAGTAGCGGCCTACCGGTAACTTCTTCTACCCGTTGTTTGATGAAACTGCGGTTAGTGGTAGCTGCTGAGTAACTGGCTTTCATCAGGTTTTTAGCGTCCTGTGCCGAGGCGTGAGCTTCGGCCATACGATTAACGCGCGGATCAAACTTAACCGGAAAGTAGCCGCCGCGCAAGGTGATGACGCGGCCATCGTTGACCTTGATGTCAATCGGTCGGATAGCGACCCATTGCGGCTCAACCCCTGAGATTCTTTTTTCTTTTTCTGCAATTAAAGGGCGATAGCTTTCAAAGTGATCCCAGATCTTTTGTACGGCTAGGGCCTCATCCCAGCTTAAGGTGCCCACGACTTCAAGTAGTTGCGCCATGGTTAAGTTTTCTTTCACTGTGGCAATGCCGCCGCCCATTAAGCGCTGTAGGTTTGATTCATTACCCATGTTCAGCAAGAAGCTGAAGCGTTCTTGCCAGTTTAAGGAGGTGCCGATTGAAGCAAAGTATTTGCCCTTGCCGCTTTTATCACGCAAAGTCGCCTTGGCTAATATGGGTCGCATGATGGCATCGAGTTCTTTGGTGGCAGCGGCTTTCATGGTGGTTTCTTGTGTGGCTCTGGCGTTGGCCGGCTTGACTAAGAACCGCCAGACCGGGCCATTGTCTATACCTCCATCCATGATTCTAGCCCAGGTCGCTATTTTGATATGTGCTGAGCCAAAATCCTTAATACCGGCTAGCATTTTTCCTAACACATCATTAGGTGTGCGGGTATTTTTGCCACCGGCTCCGCCATGTAAGATTATGCCGTCGGTTATTTCGGTATAAATAGCGTCAGCGTCGCGCTCATCTTGAGCCGTAAGCAGTTTGTGTTTAAGTCGGCCTAGGTGTTCCATTTGCTTAATGGTCTCGTAGAGGCCTTGCAGCTCTTCATAGGTCGCGTCTTTATAAGAGCGCTTGGCACTGCGATCGATGGCGTCGGCTAAGAGTTTTAGGGCTTCTTCGTCATCTTGGTAAATGAGTTCGCCGTGCTCATCTCGACTTTCTACCTGTGCCACATAAGCTGCGCGTTCTTGTGGACTTAACAAGCTTTCAGCAATAACGGGTAACTGGCCTTCGGCCAGTTGAGACTGTACCCAGGCGCGTAGCCGTGCTTGTTCATCCAGATGCTTTCCAGACTGGTCGCGTAGATCAAACTTATCTAACATGCCACGAATTACGTCAATATATTCGGCGTCGATCTTTTGGCCGTCCCCACCCAGACGCTTAAAGTAGCGCAGCATCTTGTCGATGTGATCTTGAGCCGCCACCGCCGCGCGAAAGGCTTGCATATTCAAGACTTGATTGCGCTTTTCTATGGCCGCTTGCTCGGTATCGCCTTTCCTATGAGCCTGTTCTGCTGCGCGTGCGGCTTTGACTTCGGCCCTTGAGTAGTTGATGGGCCTAATGTCTCTGACCTTGAGCCGGCTAATCATGGCCTGGGTGTATTCTTTGGCGGCATTACCCAGTAAGCGCAAGGAGCCGGTGGCTTTGGCCAGGGCATTGGCTTCGGATCTTAGTAAGCGCTCACGAAACTTATTATGCACGGCACGGTTGGCAGCTTCTTCTACGGCTTCGGGTGTGGCTAGCTCGCCATGTTCTTGTAACATGCGTTGATCGGTTAAGTGCTCTATCGCGGCTTTGGGGTTTTCGGCGCTGGCCAGAGCATTAACTAACTCATCGCCTGAGCTAAAGCCAAAGAGATCGGAGACGATATCAGGATGCAAGCCATCTTTTGCGGTCATTTTTAGGTTGATCATTAGATTAAGCACGGCTTCAGGTAGATCCATGCCGCGTAACTCTGAAAGCTCAAAGCGGCCAGCGCCTAAGCCATCAGGGTTAATGACCGCCTCACGGGCTTTATGGTCTTCTTGCGTGATATTGCCGCCATCAACGCTGTGCGCATATTGGCTAACGCCGCGTAGTTCTGCTGAGAATTTTTCTTCAAATTCATGCAGGTCATATTTGCCGTGCTCGTCCATGTTTAAGTAACCCTCATCCATGAGGCTTTCGGCCATCGTCTCTATAGAAAGACCGCCATTTTTACGCACTACCGGCTTACCGAATACCGGCATCTGTACCCGGCCTTGGTGATCATAGTTCCATTCTTCTGTTAGCTGGCCTCGTTGCAAGCCGCCTAGTTTGGCGATGGCGACAAACAGCGAATCAATAGACGGATCAACGTGTTTAGGGTTTGACTTAGCGGTAGTGGGCTGGGCGATCTTGTCATCTTTGCTCAGCTTGCCGGTTAAGAAGCTATAGGCCCTGTACACAGGTTGTGCCATGATGTCGGTGCGTGCTTGGCTTCGTACTTCGCGCCTGAGTTCGTCGTGCTTTTTTTGTAGGGCCTTTAGGTATTGAGTGTGAGCGCGGCCCATCCATTCCATATCCCCTAAGGCTTTAGCTTGTAGGGCATCGATGGCGGTGTTGGTTGCCTCTACCCCCAGTGCTTGATAGGCGGCAAAATCAGCCTCGGACATACCAGCTTTTTGGGCGCTCTCAAATAAGGGCATGAGGCTACGGGCTTTTTCGGCGAGCTTAATCTCTTCTTCAGTCGCTAACATGCGATCAAAGATAGCACTGACTTCTTCGTTGAGCTTGCCGGCTTCTGGGTGGCTGGCTAGGAAGTCTTTTAAGGACTTGTAAACACTGATCAACCAGGTGCGGAAGGTTTGAAAAGCGTGTTGCAGTTCAATACTAGGCGCTGTGCCAGTGAATAGATAGGCTTCGAAGGCTTCAGCAGTGCGTTCATGAGCCCCGCGCTTTTCTTCAATGTCCATGCTATACCATTGGTCTAGCTGTTCTTGTAGTGTGCCTTGAATACCACTCCAGTTCAGTAAGGCCGAAACATCGCTAACAATTTGTTGTTCGCCTGCTGTGAGCTCTGGCTTGGTGAATAATTCAGCCGCTAGGGCGATGTCGTTTTCAAAGAAGAAGTGCCCGAGTTCGTGCAGGACTGTGGACAGGTTGCCTTGTTTGAAGATGGCGATGGTGTTAGTGGGTGGATGGAAAGAGCCGTATTGTTGTTGGTGTAGGATGTTGGCATCATTGCCGTCAAAGTTACCGTTGTTGCCGGTGGCTGATTTGATTTGGTTGGGTTCGCCAGCAACAACAATTTTGCTATTATTTAATAAAGGCTTTCCAGAAATAAAAGCTTCCGTTATAGTTTTCCCATATTTTTCAGCTAGCGCTTTGTCTTTTGCAAAATAAAACCCTCTTGGCGCTCCATTGGGAAGGACAATATTAGTGCCTATTTTTTCTTTTAGAAAAGTATCAAAGCCCTCATCACTACCATGATAAACCACCAGCGGCTCGCCGTTTTCATCGATGACTTTGGAAGCGTCGTTATTGACTTTTCCTGTTAGTTGGCTTAGTATAATTTTGCCATTAGGCGATGAAGGGGTGCTCGCCTGATTCGTTGAGTCAGATAGAACCCGGGTTGATCCGACTTCGTCGCCTAGTGATACCTCATCAACTTGATGATAATAATACCCCCTTCCTCGTACATCATTTTTAATTCGGTCAACTGCAATTCTTACCGAATAAACCTTCCCATCTATAGATACGGCGGCATAATAGGTTTCATAACCTAAAACATGCGGTTTTTTATCTAGCTTAGTGTTTTCTTCATATCCCGCATAAGCTGATTCTCTTAGTAATTGTGGCAATATGGCATAGAGACGACGAGATAAAAGCTTTCTATTTTTTACTGATGCTTCAATGCCATCTCGATAGAATCCAATCTCGTCACCTGTCTGCTGATTGATTTCCTTAGTATTCCCGAATGTATCTCGCAAGTATTTAGATAGTGTTTTAGCGTCCCCATCAATAGGCAGATTAGGGTCATCAACTAGCTTTATCGGTGTCATTTCCATTTCAGGATTATGCAACCAATCCCCAAACCACTTTTTAAACGCTGCTGTGCGAACTTGTGCATATTGCAGTGGGTTTAGGTTTGAGGGTTTGCCGTTGGGAGCAAGGCGTGGGGCTTCGTTTGTAGATTGATAAAGCGCTGTAGATTCATCAAAACTACTTTTGTTTGGTGTATTGCTATTTTTTTCAGCCTCATATATCCTTGCACCTTCAAAGGCTGCGTTGACTTGACCGCGCTGGGAATCGGACCCGGAGTTGCGTTCAAGCCATTCGCGGCCTTTGGTTTTTTCATAACCCAGCAATAATCCGTCTTCTATCCATTTAAGTACGCTTTTGGTATTTTTAGGGTGCAAGCTTCGGATGTCATGTATTTCAAAATGATCTCGTGATTTATTTAAATCAAGTGCCGCGATAATATTTCCATCCGCATGCTTAAGCTCAGTTAAAACAACCAAGTGCCCATCACCTTGCTTAGAGGCAAAGACAGCGATTGGAGAATGTATTGCATCCGCTAGTCCGAGCAGGTCATCTGGGTCGACTGTATGTTTGTTTTTTGCTTTATCAAGAACAGATTTTGTAAGGTGAATGGGTAAATCGTCCATTCCAAAACTCTGTAATATAGCGGATGGCGAACCTAACTGGACGATTTGACCGCCAGGCAACTTATCTTTCGTCCATTGCTCTATTTGCTGGCGTGCTATCTCAGACTGACTAAATACTGGCCCACCACTTATGTCTTCAGCCGCAAAGTTTGGCGTCTGTTTTTCATACATCTGCTCTGGGGTAATGCCCAGCTGTGCGGCTCTAACGGCCATGCGTGCCGAGATCAAGGTGGCGTCGAGTTCGTTCTTGGTGCTGCTAAAGCGATTCAGCTTATTGAGCTGCTCTAGCACCGTGGCTTTAACAGTGTCTTGGCTGGTTCTAAAGGTGTCGGCTTGTTGATGGCTGGTTAATATGCTGTCAATCTCGTGCTGCATTTCTTGTGCATGAGTTTGCATATAGCTTTGCGCTTGTGCGGGACTATAGTCGTCGCCCTCAAGGCGTAGATGATCTTTTAAAGTGGCTGCATAGTCAGTGGCGGCGATATGGGTTAGGTAGTCGCTGATGGGGATGCGGATCTCTGTACCCGGTAAGGCCTCTTTCAGTTGTTCGGCTACGTCGGGCAATAGTGCGGCGACGTGTTCGGCAACGCCAGACTGTAAGAAGGTTTCGGCATCGATGTATAGATCTTGAACCGGGCTACCGGCCAAGGCTGCCTCAGCGAAGGTCTTTATGGTGTCGGGGCTGCGGGCGAGTACCTTGCTGGCAGCGGCTAGTTGGTTAAGCTTTTCAATGTTGATTGCGCCAAGGTTAGCGGAGTCGACATGCTTACCCTGGTCTGTCATTCTTTTAGCAATGCTGCTAATAGCGCCGGTGATGCCACCTTGGGTGACGGTGGCCAATAGGGTTTGATAGGCGGCGTCTGGGCGCTCATTGACAAAGTCGCCCCATGATTTATCAGGGTTGGCAATAGCGGTATCAATGGCATCTTGTGCGATCGTAGTCGCTTGTTCTGAGGGGATTTCTCTAGCAAACAAGCCTGTTAAAAATTCACCTGCACCTACTTTACCAAACTTTTTAACTATGAAACCCATGGGCAGGGCTTCAAAGCCCATTTCCGCAGTGCCTTCGCCGACTGCACCTAAAGCGGCTTCTGCTTTTGTCGCACCTCTATCGAGATATTTGCCATAAGCGGGAAAACCTTGTTGAACCCCAGCACTGGCGATCATGGGCAGTGGATTGGCGGTGGCTACCGAGGCGGCCATGCCCGGCAGTGCCTGCATAAAGCTTGCGGCACCTGAATAAATGCCCCGTGCTGTGTCGGTTTCAAAGTCTGGCGTGGTGTTATCTAGCGCGTCTTTTTGCTGCAAGGACTTGCGCAGTAAATCATTGTGGCGCAGTTGTGCTGTGGCCGTGCCATCATCAAAAAAGGCATCATGAAATGCCACTTTGATGGCGCTGTGTAAGGGCGAAAAAGATAAGTTGCTGAGTAAGCCTGAGGCGATATTAAGCGCATTAGGCTCAGGGCTGCGCAAGGCTTTGAGTCCGCCTTCTATCTGGCTTAGGTTTGGAATATCATCATGAGCAACGGCGGCTTTATTGGGGTCTGACAATAAATAGTTGGTGTGGGGTGCAGTCTTTACCAGTGACTCATAATCGACTGCATCTAACTGGCTCTTGCGCTCAATGGCTTTGGGATCTAAGCGGACGGCATCCACGGGTAAGTTGTACTGCTTGGCGAGTGTTTGTAGTCTGGCTTCGGTATCGGGTTGCTTGTCCACCGCAAACTGCATGCCACTCTTGGCAGAGTTGATGGCGTCATTATTGATTAGCTCTTCATACGAGCGTTGCGCTTCCATTAATTGATTCCTTTATGGGCTTTATATATTGAGAGAATGTAGCTGTCAGATGGATCAGCTCCGCCATTCTTGGCTTTATAAAGCTGGACTATTTGCGCGCGCTCATCAGTAGGCACGCTGATAACATCAGTGTCTTTCAGTTGGGCAAGGCTTATTTTATTGGTTCCCCAAAACACCCCCTTTATGTCAATCTGGGTAAAGAGTTTCTGAGCTAGTTTATTGATCTCATCCGGTGTGGCCTTGTGACCTGCTGACTCTTCAAAATTATTGAGATTGGTTTGAAATTGTCCGTAGATCTTGCCGACCTTTGCTGAGCCTTCTGCATCATCAGCCTTAGGATTCGGGTTAATGCCGACCTCAGCCATGTAGTCATCAAGCACGGCTTTGGCTGGCCGCACTGAGGTTAGGTCATTGCTTTTGTTGTTGTCAGCTTGGAGTTTTTGCAGGCCCTTAAGGTCTACATCGCTTAACTGGTTTCTAAAAGCCAGTAAGTTGGTTAGTTTTAAGGTGGCGGGATTTCTATAGAGTTCGTAATATAAATTATCGTCAGTCTCAATCGGGATGCCTTTGGTAGTCTTAATGGCAAAGTCTTGTACATGCTGGATTTGATTGCCGGGAATGTCATCTTTGACAGACTGAGGTAGCGCGGCATAGTTGCCGCCATTCTTAGCAAGCATTTTATAAGCTTGATCGGTGTTGTATTCTTGATGATCTTTTATAGCGGCTGCATTCACGGCATACTGGCGATTAACTTCTTCAAGGGTGTTCTTGCGTTCGGTGCTCGAGGCGCTAGGGTTTTTAGCGAGGGCCGCTTGCTGAACCTCTTGTAAGGTCGCGGGTTCATCGGCGCCCTTGCCCGCGTTATAGGCGTTGATATTTTTAGCTATATAAGCTTGAGTTTCTTCTGGCAGGTGGCTACGCCAATTAGTGCCGTCTGCCTGGGCTGCGCTTATGGCCTTTCTAAGTGCGGTTGGGCCAGCGTTATAAGCGCCCCAGGCTTTTTCTAAGTCACCTTGATTATCCTGTAGTTGTTTCTGGAAGTAAGCTGCACCAATGGCTTTGTTGTAAGTAATGTCATATTTGTATTTAGTTTCATCCCAGGGCAAGCCGGCTAAGCTTGCTGCTTCTCTGGCGGTTTTAGGCATGACCTGTGCGGCACCTATTGCACCTTTTGGGCTGGTGATGGGCTCACCCTTATCATCAAGCTGCTTATTACCGGACTCAGTCATCCAAGTAATATTATTAATTCTATCGCCATTCTGTGGGGTAAAGCGGCCACGAAAGTCTGTCATTGTTGAGGTTGCTATACTGATAGCATTGGCCTGGTCTACGGACTTGCTCATCTTAGAATAATTACCCGCCAAGTCGTTCTGGTTCATGTCTTGAGAGAAGTGCTGAAGGATGTTGCTAGCGCCGGCGTGGTTGCCGTTATCAATCATATCACTGGTTATTTTGTTCAGCGCACCAGAGATATGAGTCTGGGCATTAACTTCACCCCACAAGGGCGGCTTACCATTGAGGGTGGCTAGCTGTAGGCTATTGGCTTTTATTTGCGCGATGGACTTGGTGAGTCCGTCATCGTTGTTGTTGTTATAGTTCATGTTGTTAACATGATAGGCGGTGCTAGCCTCTAAAGAGCCTTGGGCATAAACGCGATGCTCTTGTGCTTCATGGCTCATCAAGGTACCGCGCATAGCATTAAGCATGGCGGTTGATTGCTGCATAAAGCCGGACTTTTGCGAGTCGGTGCCAAGGGTGTCGGCTATCGCTGCTTGCTTTTTGACGGCATCGTCATAGACTGTATCCATAGCTGACTTGCCATCAGAACCTAGGAAGGCGTCTGCCCCTTGTTTAGTTAACGCTCCGTTAGCGCCATACATGGCGGTATCGATATGGGTGCCCATATCGGTTGCGCTAGCCAAGATGCGGATCTTGTTATTCTGATCTAGCTGATCTTTATAATGGTCAACCGCTAAATTTGTGGCATCATGGGCTAGGCTTTTGGCTAGCTCAGTGCCAACTTGCAGCGCTGCTTGCTGAGTACCACCCATGAAGTCATCGGCTGTGTAGTGAGTGGTTAGCCTAGCGTTAGGTAGTCCTTGTTGTTGGACTGATTGCTGATATTCTGGGACTCTCATTGTCTATTCCTTATGTTCTAGCAGGATTACCACCAGCGAATAGCGGCTATTACTGGCGCTATTGCTTGAGAATGACCATAAGATAATAGCCACACCCACGCATCTAATAACAAATTCATTGTAGGGAATATTCATTTTTAAGCCTTTTTCTGAATGCACATGTAATTTTAATCTGTTAAACTTTTCGCTAATCATTCAAGCCTTTGTTCAGGTTTGTTTGTTAAAAACCCTCGTCGGCCTGCCAGCTGTCGGGGTTTTGTTTTTTTATTAACCTCTAGCCAATTTAGCGCCAGCATAAGACGTTGCTGCACTACCCACAGAACTAAGCAAAGATCCACCTGCAGTCATTGCACCTATCGCAGCTGGATTAATGCTGTTAGCTTTCCACGTTTCCATGGTGGCTGCATTCTGGTCATTCATGCCTTGTACGCTATAGCCCCAGGCTTGACGCGCGGCATTCGATTGAATGGTATTGACATCGATACCGCCTAAGAACTTGGTGCTGGCTAACATGTCTTGTGCCGAGCCTTGGGTAATATCGATACCATTGGCTGACATTTGTGCGCGTTGATCGCCTATCATCGAGGCTTGTTTGCGCATAGCGTTCTGAGCCTCTACCTCACCTTGCTGTAAGGACGATGACCGGTTCTGTGCGTCTATGGTGGCGTTATTGCTGGCAACCTGTGCGTTAAAGGTTGCTGCTTTTTTGGCTGCGTCTGCTTGTTGTGCAGCCTGCACACCCTGCATAGTAGCTGATCCAACTGAAGCAACAACAGCAACAGAAACTGCAACGATAATCCAGCTCATACCAGTAACTCCTGATTGCTTGAGGTTAAGCAATAGTTCTCATATTGCTCAAAGGTATCAACGACTAATGCTCTTTCAAGCTCAGAGATGTCCGTGCCTTCAATAGCATGAATGGTAGTAAAAACAGTATCTTCGTGAGCATAGCCGATACGCTTAACGCCAGGCTTAGAGAGGAAAGTTAGATAGCCGGTAAAACGACCTTTGCCATCTTGTGAGGCAATTTCTATATCGCCATTAAGAATACAAAGATGCTCTGTTTTATGTATCTTTCCAGTAAGCACAGCGCCTTTAGGAATGCGGACTTCTCTGGCATAGACACCAGGTGAAAAATGATGGATAACTTCGGGAGATATAGGATTGTCAGAGTTAAGGAGGATTTCTTCGGCTGCAAGTATCGCGGTTTTAAAATCGACCGAATCAGGCAGTATCTGGGAGAGTGTGTTCATCGCGCACCATTTCAAAGCGTATTACTGGAAATCCGGGCTTGATCTCAATGGTTTCGGTGAAGGTGAAGCCTATGGTCTTAAGCCAGCGGATGGTCATTTTGTTTCTGACATCAACATAGTTAGACAATATAGGCCATCGTTTGGACATCATCCGCACGATGCGTTTGGTACGACGCGTTAAGTTAAGAACATGACTGTCCATAGCATTAGTCACTAAGAGCCAAGGATTACCCACAACCGAGCAACCATAGATACAGACCAGCACGCCATCAGCAAAGACCGCAAAGCAGCAGTGCTTTTCTGAGTTGCGGACAGAGGCTACCACACAATCTAAAGTCCCTAAATTAGTGACAGCCTTGATCTCATCAATATCAAGCTGGCGCATGTTTGCGGTTAGTTCAAGGATGTCTTCGTCGGTCGGGAAGCGCTTAGTGACCTTAACCGCCAATGGACACCTCGGTAGTAATATCTACGATGGTTAAGGGCAGAGGATCTGATTGTCTAATGGTGACACGACCCGATGGGTTATAGCTTGAGGTTACAAACAAAGGAATCTCATCAGTGATTAAGTTCGGCGCTGTACCTGGTGACTCATAATGCCGAGTCTTAATGGGTGTTAAGTGTGAGGTATCAGGGCCTGCACTAAAGCCGCCTGAGTTATAGACGCGCACCCAGATCTTATTAATGTTTTTGATACGCGACTGGCCTAAGGTGACATCACCGACAATAGCAGCAGG